TTTCCAGCCGTTTCTAAAACTTGTCCACCACCTGGAGCCATTTCAACCCATTTCCCCGCTTTCTCTTTTCCTTTTTTAATCGGAGTCTGCAGAGTTTTATTTATGATGGCCGCGCCGCCAATCGTAAATAAATCCTTGGCCGCGTCCTTTGGATTGTCATAAAGCTTTTTCTGGTTTCCCATTAACGAGAACCTTTTGGAGCAGAACTAGCTTTTTCATCTTTCTTATTTATATCCTTAGACAATTGAGATTTTCTAAGAACATCCTTGAACTTAACTTTTTCTTTTCCAACCAGTTCATGATCAGCATTATATGCTTTTATTTTATCCTTTAAAGTTTGTATCTTAGAACCATAATTACCTTTTTCAACTAAAGATTCTTTATTACCTAAGATTGCATTCATTTGACTAGCAAAAGGAGTTTGTTCATCCAAGAACTTTTGTTCCTTTCTAGGTTGCACATATCCTTTTCCAGCTGGTTTCTTTTTAGCCAACTTCATTAATTGACCCAATGTTTCACCTTTAGCTAATTTATTTTTTATTCTTTCTATTTCTATCTGATACTGATTTCTTGTACCATCCTTTGCTTCTTTCTTAGTTAATTCATCCTTCTTATCTAAAAGTCCACGCAGCTGTGAAGCCAGCATGTCAATTCTACTTACTGTTATATCCATTATGGTCTCCTATTGTTTCGATGAGCTTGATATTTTTCTGCCTCTTCTCTTCTCTTCCACTTTTCCTCTGGCGTTAAATTCTTCGGATTCCATTCTGGCTCATTCCATTTTTGTCCCTTGTAGGGCTCCATACGGAAAAGGTTTTTTTCCTTTTCTTTTAAACCTTCAATCCACTGCTTATGCCTTTTCTTAAATTCTTTTTCCTTCTTCTTTTTTTCACGTTGTTTTTCATCGGCCAAGGATTCTTGCCTGCTTCTCTGTGTTACCATTTCAGTCCTCCTTCTTAGGATTCACGTAGCCCTGTATGGTCTTGGTGTAAACGCCGTGCGCTGGGCCTTCATACTCTTCAGCCTTTTCAGTCCAGGTAAAGGTATTGTTCTTTCCCTGCTTTGCCTGTGCCGTATACCGAGTACTTGTGTATGGGCCTTCCACGGGTTGTTGTGGTTTTACAGTTTTAATTGTCATTTAGTGTACACTCTCTTTCTTTACTACTAATTTCAAATGCGGCGCGGCGATTTTTTTCAATCGTTCCACGTCACGCTGGATGTCTTCCTCCGAGTTGCCCGTAGCAAAGGCGTTCTTAACCTCCATTTCGGTAAGATTCTTATCGGTCCACATCGCTTGATGTTTGCCAAGGAGTTCCAAGGAGCGGATAGCCGCTTGATAATCGCCCTCCTGCTCAGTCTTTTCGGCGATACGCACTAGGCGGCGCAATATATCATCCGCTTCAATTTTAGTACGCTTTGTTTGGTCGGCCTTGAGTTCTGAGATTCTCGCGGCCACAGCAGGGTTCCGTATGATCGTCCAAGCATTCTTTTTTGCATGTTGTTCTCCATATCCTGCACGTATGGCGGCGCGCACTGCGTTCAAGTCCTTAATGAACTCCAAGCAGAATTGCTCTTGCTGTGCTGTTAACTTGTCGCCTTTTGCCATATGTTAGATTATATAACAAAAGGCATTGCAATGCAAGTATGTTTGGGATATAATGTTAAGTGCATAGCCCCGCGCTATGCGTCTCCTGTAAGAGGGGGAGGATTTTATAAAGCACACATCACACACACATACCACCTATAGTGCTCCTCCCCCCTACACACTTCATGCACATGATTTACACACTTTGGACAAGGGGGCACGCCCAGAATTTATCACTAGGTCCAAAATTTTGATAAAATTTGTCGAGGTGGGTATGTGTATGTATACACGGGCATTTTTTCCTTCCCCCCTCTCGCTAATTGGTTGCCCCCCTACCCCCCGTCAAACCAATTTTTTTTGGCAGTTTTAACCAGCTCTCTATTTACACAGTTCTTACACAGTTTTTACACAGTATCTTTTTAAATCTTAAATTTAGGGAATGTTTAGAGTATCAGCAGGAATGTTTAGAGTATCAACGGGGGGGCTAGATACCTAGTTAAACCCCTTTAAAAGAGGGGCAAGTATAGGCAGGATCTAAAAAGTTATCCACAGGGCTGTGGATAAGTCTGTAATTATTCGCTTGACATTGTTTTACTTATCTATATTTTAGGGGGATACTGATTTTTTTGTTAGGAAAATGTATGTTTAAAAAATCTACATCTACTAGCCGAATTTGTGATAATAGGTTAACGCCTATTCAGTGGGGGTCAACGTTGTTTTTTGGTGGTCAATATGTGAATCCACTTAAAAAATCAAAACCCATTGTTTATAGCACGAAATCGCACAGTAGAATTGAAGCTTTTGAGATTTACGATTCCGTTTATAATCGTAGATTGAAAAAATTGTGGTTGAACTTGGTACAAGAGATTTATCAAGATAAATCGCACAGACTGAAAAAACGCAAACTTAATGAATGGGAAAAAATGCTACTCAAAAAGTTTGGTCATAAACTTGTACAAATCAAAAAGGCGTAATTGTTACGCCTTTTTTAATCACTTATTCATAGGAATTTTTATGAAAAAAGGTCAATTAAATTTATTTTATTATATGGCTATAGCTGGTAAAAAAGTTATATATCATTATAAACACAAGCATTTTACACAATGCTGGGAAACGTACACCAATTTTACAGTTGGCCACCATTACGATATCCATAACAATATTATGGAATGGTCAAGATCATTTAACTTTAAGGGGTAAATAATGGCAAAAAATAACTTTAAGAAAAACTATAAAAAGAAGTTTAAAAAGTCTTTTAAATCTTTTAATCCAATCTTTAATTCAGATCAGTTTTTAAAATTAAAAGCTAGTCTGGATAGGGATATGGGCAAGAAAATTGATCTGGTTTTAGATCAAGATTTTGACGATTTTACACTTGATGAGCAAGTGCAAATGAACAAAGAATTGGGGGTAAAATTTAATGCCTAGAGAACTTACAATAGAACAAGCATTAATTGAATGGTACAAAAAACCAATTAATGAAATAACAATAAAAGAAAAAGATAAATTTTATTCTATGGTTTTTCCTTGTTATAAAATGGATTTAAGTGAATCAGAAAAAGAACAAGTTGAAAACTTATGAAAAACTTATCCACAACTTTTTGACAGGTTGTGGATAACTTATGAAATTAATTATTGACAATATTTGAATATGCTCTATTTTAGGGCATACTCAAGCATTGAAAAATATGAGTGCAATTCTTGATATAAAAATTGCTGTACAATATTTTTACTATGTTTGGCTTAAACATTGACGTGGTGTTAATGTTTTTTAATAGGTGGGCAATTCAAATCATAATTTAAATTGTTGAACAAACGGAAAAAAAAGTTTTCTAGTAGCAATCCAAATGCTACAACTTTGAATGTACTTTGTTCAAGTTTATGCGATTTAAAAATTGATTTGATTGTTACCACCAAAATTTAATAGGAATTTTATGACTCTATTAAAATATTTGAGATCTGATTATGACTTAAATCGTAGTCAGATTGTCAGAATAATCTCCGATAGGCGTTGTCCTCAAGATTGGTCAGCTAATAAAATACAAGTGTTGATTAACACACTTGAGGAATACGGCAACAAAGCCCAAGAATTGAGTGCTGACATAAGATCAAATGAAGAAATTGAAAACTGCCACGATTGTGGTAGTGCTATGTTTTATGATGATATGTTCCACTGTTATCAAGGCGATTTTTATGTTTGTCAAAATTGCTGTGAGGATAATTATCGTTATTCTGATAATCAAGATACATATATAGGTGTTGATGATTATGATGAAGAAAATTATGATGGTCAGAATGAGGAAAGTGGCGTTTATGAATACTGCCATAGGGTTGAAGATGATCTAGGTATGTTATGTATGCCCAACGAAAAATCCACACCAATGAATAATTTATTATATTATGGCGTGGAATTGGAAGTGGAAAAAAGAAATAATTGTCCTTATGACATACCTTATCACATACAAGATAATGTAATGAGTGGTTTTGCATTGTGCAAAGCTGACGGCTCACTAGACGGGGGGTTTGAAATAACTACTGCCCCTGCCACATTTGAATATCATAAAAAACATTGGGAAAGATTTTTTAAAGATGATAAATGTATGACTAATCTCAAAGGTTGGAATACGGATACGGCAGGACTTCATATTCACATAAGCCGTAAGGCGTTACGCCCTACGGATATTGGTAAAATATTGGTGTTCATTAATGATGAAACTAATACACCTTTTATTAAACAAATTGCTGGTAGGACATCTGACCAATGGGCAAAAAGATCTAAAAAGAAAATACAAGATTGTGTTAGGTCATCAGATAAATATGAGGCAGTTAATATAAGCCATACCCATACAATCGAATTACGGATATTTAAAAGTAACATATCCAAACACGGATTTTATAGAGTGCTTGAATTTACTGATGCTCTCGTATATTTTGCTAAAAATTATACGGGATTATTAGGTTTAAGTTTACACTATAAAACATTTCTACGCTTTATGGATAATGAGATAATCAAATCTCAATACCCAAATCTTACTGCTTGGCTAATTCGCAAGGGTTATTTAAAGGGTAGACCTTCTCGCAAAGTGAGTTTGCAAGAAGAACTTCACGACACAGCAACTAACTAAAGGGGGTTTCTATGTGTCTTATAATTAAAACTGATACTCCAAAGCAATTGAGTTTGCAATTATTGGAAACTGCTTACAACAATAATTCTGACGGCTTTGGTTTAATGTTTTGCAACAAAGGTAAATTACATACCCAGAAAATTGTACCAAAAACTTTCAAGGACATTGAAAAATTATGGTCTAAATACAATGATCTGGACATACCAATGGGGTTGCATTTCAGATTCAATACCAATGGTGATACTACTAGAAGTATGAGCCACCCATTTCAAATCTTATCCAAAGCAAAGGGTGATGATAGAGATATGTGGGTTATGCATAATGGCCCAATGTTACCAACACCAATGATAGATGATAATAAATCTGACACCCACCAATTTATTAAATGGGTGTTAAGACCACAGTTATCAGCCAATCCTAAACTATTATATAATGCTGAGTGGCAAGAAATGATAGAGGAATTAATTGGTAGTGATAAACTTTTATTTCTAGACGGCAAGACTAAAGAATTTGTCATCTATAATGAAGATGAGGGCAAGGAAGTGGACAACATAGGTTGGTTATCCAATACCTATTCCATACAACCAACATCATATGGCTTGAGAAATTATACTTATGATTTTGAAACCAATAAAATGGCGTGGAAAACTAATAGTTGGTGGGATAAAAAAGATGATGACCCTTACCATTATTCTGGTTTGCTTGATAAACCAAAAGATAATAGTAAAATAGATTTATCTGGTTACTCAACCGAAACTCATTATGATAATGAGGGTAATGTAACTCATACCACCCATACACCAAACAAGCATAACAACGGGGCAAGATTTACTTCTTATCCTAAAAATACTATTACTGTTAATGATAATGAAAACAGTATGTATAATGGTAAGAAATTAGATTGGCAGGACATTTGTTATCTTGACAATGAAGAACTGCTTGAGGTGTGCGAAGAAAATCCGATAGGGATTGCCAAATACATTCAAGAAATAATATTAGGGGGCAAATATGACTATGCGTAAAAAGAAAAAAGTTAAAAGAAAACTGCGTCATCTGACATCTATTATGCCTATGTTGGAGTGGCGACCAGATCTTTCCCAACTGCATACATTCCGTATGCCGTTTCAAGTGGGGGGTATGAAAAATTTACAACTTTACACCCCCATTAAAAGCAGAAAGAAATATGTATGGGCGAATGTTTATCAAAAACTTTGCAGACTTCCTTCTGAAATTTATATGAAAGACATTCAATTTGGTTTCATTCCTAAAAATCATTGGCGTATTGTATGGATAAATGAACAAACAAAAGTACCTATTAATGATATAAAAGGTTTAACTTTGAGGGGAACAGCCATTACTGTTAGTGAGTGGCAAAGAACATACAATCCTTACTATAAATTTAATAAATTCATCATTGATGTTTTAAGAAATAACACCAGAGTGCAGATGTCTTTGCCTACCATTATGCAAAGTTATAAAGATAGTGGGGAATGGGCAGAAATTAAACAAGTTAAGAAAGATATATGGAACATAACTACCTCTGATACTTTGATGGATATGTGGAGTTACTTTACTTGGAATGGGCATACTCGTTATGATGGATTTGGTAAACAATTCATAGTGCCAAACCCCATAAAATCTGTACGCATTTGCATTGAAAGTGGCTCTCCAAACACACCTTATTTTAATTTCTTATTAAATAAAGATACTATGAATAGACATCAACTGCTGAATTATATTAAATCAACCCCGAAATCTATACCCCAAGAGCAAATGGACAAAAAGATTAATGAGATTTTAGATACCCCACATACATACGGACATTCCGAACAAGGGATTGATGAAGAAAATGATAGACAATACATAAGTGATGAAGAATGGGATAGAGACCCCGTCTTGCTTGAAGAAGATGACCCGTTTTAATCCTCGATAGACCCCGATAGACCCCGACAGAATCCGAGGGTTACCAAAATCTAGGTAAGGGGGGCAAGTGGCGAATTGTATCTCACTACCCCTCTTACCTACTACATATAGTATATATATATATATTATTTATCGTATGTATATAAGGGATAATGGCAGATATACAGGGGTGGTTTCCCCAAAGTGGTAACCCTCGGGTTCTATCGAGACTTTCTCGGGTTCTATCGAGAGAAATCTCTTGACAAATTTCCTATCTATGATAAGATAGCTAGGATTTAAAACCTTTAACAAAGGAGTGTGTGATGATTGCATTTATGCTAGGATTAATTGCTGGTATGTTATTCGGATATATTAGCTACGGAACTTACATATGGATAAGGGGGTAAGATATGCCAACCTATAATGT